CTCGCCTTAGTACCATTCACATAATCAAATCCTAAGTTTGCTATGTCTTCACCTATAATCTGCTGAAACAGCTTAGCTAATACATCTTGTGCAACATCCTTACCCATACAATCTTCTTTCTTAATATTCTTAAACATAGAAAGGTAAGCATTCTTTTGCACAGTAGTCATGGATGGATTGCTAGACACAAACAAAGCTTCAACTTCATCAGGTGATACAGACCTACCATACTTATCAATGGCTAAGTCAACAACATCTTTTACTTTCCTTACGTCTTTACTAAATAGTCTATTAGGACATCTAGCTCCACGATGATCATCATAAAACTCTTTATCCATAAGACTTCTGATTAATGCTAGTTCCATATTATCTCCTTTAAGTTAGCAATATCAATTTCATTTTCATATTTTAGATCGTCAGTTATACGTAATATTTTAACTGTGTCAACCCAACTCTGTAATTCTTTTCTTATTGTCAATGCTTTTGGTAAAGCATCAGGATCAAGTGCAACAATAATTTTCTTAAACTTGGAAGATAAAAAATGCTTATGTTCTTCCAACAAGCTTGTACCTAACAATGCTACACCTGCGTAACCATAGTTACTAATAACACAAGCACTTATACAGTCTTCTACAAGTACACAAGTTGTGTTTACTTCTTTTGTGATTGGATTATGTAATCCTCTTACAAATGGTATCTTACTTTTACCATACCTTTTCCACTTAGGTAATCTCTTACTAAGTGACCTACCTACAGCATCAACAACAAAACCTTCATCATCATATATCTTAAACACTGCTCTGTCTTCTTTAGCATCATATTCACAGAACTGATTATATATCTCTGAAAACTTATATGATACACAGAAATTAACATCTCTTTCAAAAGGAATAAAATACTCAGGTACTACAAAGGAATCAGTTTTTACTGTAGAACTATATACTATCTTAATATCATCTACGGTCATATTAGTTTTTACACTACCACCAACACTACAACTGATTTTATAACAATTCCACAAACGCATACCTTTATTATTTGTGATAGTAAAAGTATTGTTACCTTTACAAACAGGACAATCCATTCGTCTTGTCTCATCCATACCAATGTCTAAATCATTTATATATTTATATATATCCATGTTTACTCCTGAGTAACAGTTGAATGTTAAGTATCACAGTTTTTTCTTTTCGTCAATGCGTAGTTAGCACTTTTAAAATTATGTTTTAAATATGGTTGCA